ACCGGCGTGGAGAGCACATGCGCAATGTCCGCGACAATGCCGCGCCAGACGCTCACGCCGGGCCCTTGGGCAAAAAACCGCCCAGCACCTCCGAGATCGACGCGAAATCGGCGGCATCCATCTCGTCCATGGCCTCCATGGGCAGATCGCAGAGCGCTGCCGCCATGGCAATGCCCTGGTCAAGCTCGGTCGAACCCGGCTCCCGCGCCTTCTCCAGCGCCCGGAGGTCACGGACCTTGGGACGGCGGATGGCGACTTCGGCGATCATGCGCTCCTCGACCCTGATGGGCCGGACGAGCTTCACGCGTGCGGAGTCATTCATGATGCGGTCTCCCTGTTCGCGGGTCATCAGCGCTGGACGCGCAGGATGTGGCGCTCGTCATCATTCTGCGAGACACCGTCGAGACGCCATTCGGAGGAGAAGAAGTCCCAGAACAGCTTCTCCTTCTCATTGAACCAGAGCTCATAATGCATGACCTCGTTGATGGCGTATTCGTGCCCCTGAAGTTCGCCGCGCTGGAAGGCGTCGGGTTCGATCTTGCCGAGGCGGCCCTCGATGATGGCCTTGGACTCGATTGCAATGCCGGTCCGCTTGTCGCGGATCACGCCATAGGCCGTGAAGACCTTCTGGCGCGACGAGCCGAGACCGAACTGGGTCAGGAGATCCGGGTCCCAGCCATTGAGCTTGAAGGTGGGCTCGAGCTTCTGGATGCCGACCGCCACCTCGATCTGGACACGAGAGCCGCCGGCATGATGGTCCTGATACATCTCCTGCAGCGTGGGCAGCTTGAGCTCAGCCAGTGTGAGATGCTTCGAAGCGGTGGGGTCGTGATCACCGCAGAATAGGTTCCCCGCCTCCATGACATAAAGTCCGGTCACGATGCTTTCCTTTCAGGTTCGCTGATGGGTTTGTTGCAAACGGCGTCACCCGGTGACGGCATCGACCTGGGCGAGCAGGTCGTCGAGCAGCGCATCGAGTGCAGGCCGATAGCGGGCGGACTGGATGCCGAGGTAACGCAGCACCGGGGCTTCTTCGGCTGCGAAGTTCACAGTGAAGCGGCCCTGCCGCAGTTCCTCCGGCGAATTCTGATCCCTCGTGAACTTGACCTCGTAGCCAAGGATATCGCCGTCGGCCTTCAGATCGCGCATGGCGAAGCCCATGGTGTTCAGCACCGCCTGGATGGTCTGGCCGGTGAGGTTGAAACGCCCGAGATAGAAGCGCAGCGTGCGCAGGAACATCAGGTGGATGTAGTCCCGCCCGCGGGTGACGTTATAGAAGCGCCAGAGATCGTCCTCGCCCGCATTGTCGGTGCCGACATAGACGAAGCCTCCCGACGCAATGGCCGTCTCGACGCCGAGTTCGCCACGGAGCAGAACACCGACATTGTGCGACAGGAGCCGCTGGCCTTCCGTTGCGCCATCGGTCAGCGAGAAGTTGATCGGGCGCGACGGCCCGACGATCCCGGCGACCGGCTGGTTCGCCCAGCTATGGAAGGGACGCCCCTGCTTCTCGTGATCGCGCCTGACGCCAATGCCCACGACAGCGGGTGATAGCGGCATCACTGTCACCTCGCTGCCCGCCATAACGCGCACGGCAGGGTCGACGGGAATGAGCCGGCTGGAAGAGATGGTCTCCCGCCAGTCGATGGCGGCCTGCTCGGTGGTGGCAGGACCGTCTATCACGGCATGGGCGAGGAGTTTGTTGCAGATGGCAGGCAACGCTGCGCAGACCGCATTGGCATCGGTGCCTGTCCTCTGGCTGGTGAAGCCCGGCGCGCATAACAGCCTCGGGATGACGCCGAGCAGCGGCCCCGCCCGGACGAAGGCCTCGAGGCCGGTGGAGATCCCATCCCCCACGATATTGGCAATGGTCTCGGCAACGGTCTCCCCCTCCTCCACCCGCACCACGACAACCTTGGCCGCGACCTGGAACTCGCCCAGCTGGGCATTGATGAGGGTCAGCGCGTCCGAGATGGTGCCTTGCACACCGAGCGCCGTCCTCTTCGCTGCGTCGTCGGAATAGAGAAACACCGGCGTATCGAGCGGAAACACCGCAGGATCGGCTTCGGGTGCGGTGCCGATGAGCCCCACCACCGACATGTCGCTGTAGACGGCGGGACGCGGCTCGTTGTCGATCCGCGTGATCGAAATGCCAAAGGTCGGATCGGACATTGTGTCTCTCCATTGCAGAAGGCCCGCCGCACGAAATGACCGCGGGACGGGAATTGTCGGTTCGGATTGAGATCAGGAAAATCGATGGGCCGGATCAGAAGTCGATCTCTGGCGTGGTGATGGCAAGGTCGGCCTTCTCGCCGGACTGCAGAAGAACCTCGAGGATCAAAACCTTGTTCGCGCCCGAGGCGGACGTACCGTAGAATCTCACCGAACGGGTCCAGCCGCCCGCACCATCTTCCACGATGCCGGTCACCTCGATGTCCTTGACGCCGCCGATGGAGAGCTTCTGCGACATATGCGCGATGAGCGAATGCGTCATGTTCATTCCTCGCCTTGCTTAGGGGACTCAGTAGCTGCCGCCATCGCTGATGGCATTGAACGTCGCCTGCAGGTTTGAGATCTGCGAGATCGTATGGCCGTGGCTGCCATCCGCCTTTGCAGCGAGCGTGGAGACGAGCCCGGCAATGTCCGACATGCCGAGCACGACCGCGCCCGTCCTGCCATTGACCGAAGATACGGGGCCGGACGCAAGAACGGCTTCCGCCGTCGCAGCCGCCTCCGCCGCCTCCTCGGCGGCCTGCTGCGCCAGCGCCAGGGTCTCCTGGACCGCTGTCGCGGCCTCGAGCACCGCCACGCTGATGCCCGCCGTCGCCGAGATCACCCAATCATCATGCGCGGCATCCCCGATGCCGCCATTGACGAGCACCACCTCGAAGGCAAGCCCGCCAGTGGTCCGATTGAAGTCCTCGACGCGCAGCACGGCATAATCGTCCTGCGTCCCCTCCCCCTGCCGCGTGAGCAGCACATAAGGCGTCGGCGAAAAGAGATCGCGCTGCGCTGCATCTGTGATGGCGAGCGTCGACTGCAGGCCATTCGTGATCGTGAGCGTGGTGTCCGACGTGGCGACCAGGAAGCCGTTCTCGGAAACGGCCTGAACCTTGGAGAGAAGAGGCCCGAGGACTTCGTTGACCCGGGTCAGGCCGAGAGCCACAAGACGGTCGGTATCGCCGGTGACAGAGGCCACCTCCTGGCCAAGCTGCCCGAAGGTCTCGGCGATCAGACGGAACCGGCGGTTGAAGAAATCCCGGTCCAGCTCCTGTTGATCCCGGACTCGAAGGTCCTCGAACCTCAGCATGGCGTCCTACTCCATGAGCATGGGATCGGCGGACGCGATGGCATCGGCCGCCGTTTCCCTGATCGCGTCGTGGACGGCGGCCTTGACCGTGTACCTGGACCCGGGATTGAAGTTCATGCCCGAGGCCGTGACAGGCCGGTTGACGGTCAGGCGGTAATGCGTCGGATTCTTTGCCATGTGCGAGGCTCCCTCAGGTGTTTGCGTATTCGATCAGTTCCGCCACATGGAATGTCTCCGCCGCCGTCGTGGTCGAGCCGACGATCTTCACCGCGTAGTCCGAAACGCTTGTCACGTTGAAGACGCAGGTGCGCCGCAGCGTGCCGTCGGACTGGATCTGATCCTCGACGGCGTCGGCGGTCTCGGTGCCTGCAAGCGTGGTGCCGGTCAGGAGCGAGACAGTGCAGTCGTGCTTCACCTCGTCATACCCCTGCAGGTCGATGATGATCTTGATGCTGGTGCTGGGCGAGCCAAGCGTCCGCTTCGAGCCGACCCAGGTGAAGGAGGTCCTGGTGCGGCTCACCGTTGCCTCGGAGACAGCAAGGCCGAAGCCCGGCATGAGATCGGTCGTCCCCGTCAGCACCGCGCGGACCGGCAGGATGGCCGGGAGCCCTGAGAGGTTCGGGCCATTGGGCGGCGCATCGAGTGCGGCCCACGCGCCATTCACCTGCACCTCGAAATCCAGGCGGCAGGCCGGGGGCGTGATGCCCTCGTTGAGGATGTCGATGTCGAGGATGCCACCCGCAAGTTGCAGCGCCGTCAGTTCGACGATCACGCGCGGCGCATCGAACTTCGCGAAATACAGCTTCATCTTCATGTCGGAGACGAGATTGCCCGCGAAGAAAGCGCCGTCGGTCGACACGAAGAAGGTGCCCTGCACCACGCCATTGTCGGTGTTCGTCATGGCGACGTAGTGGTCACCGGTCGAGATGAGCACGATAGCATAGCGGCGGCCCGACTTCAGATAGGTCGGGACAATCGGCACCGGGGTCTCGACGAGGGCCGGGAGGGCTGCATTCTGTGCCGTGCCGCCAACCTGGATGCTGGCGGCCGGCACGACTGTCCGCGAAATCACCCGGTTGAGATCGGGCATGCCGTAGGCGGTCTCGCAGACGATGATGTTCACATCACCGCTTGCCGCCTTGCGGGAGAAGAACAGGCCGACCTGGGAGAGCCACCCGTCTTGGCTGTTGAGGAAGGTCTGCGCGACCTGCTGCCCGTTGATGCTGGCGGTCGACTTGACGGCATCCCAATAGGGCTCCTCGTAGATGTCCACCCAGAACTGGGTAACACGGATCCACTGGTGGTTGATCGCTGCCCTCGCGCGGTCGGCGGCATTGACCTCCCAGGTCTCGCCGGTGATGCGGAAGGTGCCGGTGACGGGGTCATAACTGCCCTGCCGCCACCACGTCGAGTTGGTGCAGACCGTGCGTGTGCTGCCATAGCGGGTGCGCTGGCGCGTCCGCGCAAGCTGGGTGATCGTCGTGGTCTCGAAGCTGTACTGCGCCAGCCGGGTCTCGCCATTGTATCCGGCGAGGTTCATGCGGATGCCGTGGGTATGCTTGGGCAGCACGAAGCCGCCGTTTACAGTCACGTAAGGGTTATTCGGGTTGAGCAGCGCGAGTGCCGCGCTGTTGCTTCCGGCACTCGGGAAGCGGATGCCTTCTCCGACGACCGCATCGAAGCTTGCGTGGGCTGTCTGGCTGCCGACGAGATCGAGGAAGTGATTGCTGCCGTAGAAGATGTAGGCCGAGGGTTTGAAGACCCGCTCGCGCAGCTTCTCGAGCTCCACGAGGACGTCCACAAGGTCTGTCTTCATGGCGTAGAGCTTGAGACGGTCCGCGAGTGCCGCAAGGTCGGTCTTGAGGGTATCGACCTGCCCGCTGATCTGGCTGCGCCAGACCTCGAGGGCGGTCGTGCGGTTCGAGACGAGCCGGAGGTTCGGAAGCTGCGTCGCCGTCCACTGCTCGATCGAGACGATGCCGGACGTGTCGAGCAAGGCGTAGCAAATCACGACCACGTTGGCGTCGGTCGGCGGATAGGCCGGATCGGGGCTTTCCGTTCCCGCGACAGCCGAAAGCTCGGCGCGCCGAAGGTTCTCCATGGCGACACTCTGCGGCTCGGTCGTGCCGACCTGCGCGTCAATCAGGAAGTCGCGCGGCTGCACGTCGGTATCGACCGACTGCCCGAAGGCGACGATCGCCACGCGCTTCCTGGTCACCAGCGGCAGGGAGTTGAAGACGTCGATGACGACGTTCTCGTTGCGGGCATGGACCTCGCCCCCCGCATAAAGGCGGCCAGCCGAAAGGGTGATCTCGGTCGCGGCGGTCTTGGAGGCAGTGAAGCCGGAATAGGCCTTGCCGCCATCGATGGCATCCTTCACCACATGATCGATCGAGGCGCGGGTGAAGTCCTGCATGTTGTTGAGGTCGGCGGATTGCAATTCCTGCCGGTCCCTGAAAACGACAACCTGTTCCAAAATTTTTTCTCCCTGGAGATAGGAAATCATAGCCTTGAGGATATCGACCCGATCCGCGACATGGCCGAGTCCAGTATTGCAGTGATGACAAAGAAGGCCGCGAACATGTCCAGTCACATGACAATGATCGATATGCCAAAGTGCTTTCGTGCCGGTCTCCGACCGACGACAAATTCTGCAGCAACCACCCTGCGCGGCAAGCATGCTGTAGTATTGCACGACTGTAATTCCGCGCTTCTTACACCGGGCTTTAAGGGTAGCCCTCGCGCGCGTCACTCTCAGCCGCTCGGGATTGCTCTCATCCCACTTCCTCTTGGCGGAGATCACCATTTGCCGATTCTTGGCTCTCCACTCTTTATTGTATCTTACGCGCTTCTCCTTGTTTGCATGGTAGTAAGCAGCTGCCCTTGCTCTCTCTCTTTCTCGGTTGGCCGCATAGAAACGCTTATTCGCCGCGCGCCAGCGCGGTTCATCTGTTGTTTCCATGACTATGCCTCGATGAAGCGTCCGAGTGTCACCGTTCCGATCTTCACGCGGTCGCCTGCGCGCGGGAAACGGAAGGTCCTCGTGTCGAGCAGGATCCTGTCCCGAAGTGACTTCGAGACGCGGACCGCCTCACGAACGTCCGCGATGGGCTTGCGATTGCCCGTCATCAGATAGCCGTTGACGAAGGGCCCCGCCGTGCGTGGTGCCTGTGTCCCTGAAATCCGGGGCCTGACCTCGGCGTGATACGGCGGCATTCCGAGCCGAGTGAACCCAAGATGCGTCGAGCGGATGCGGACATCGGGAACCCGGTCGGGATCGTGGATGTGCCATCGCTCGTAGATGAAGCGCCACGAGATCGTGGGCGGCAGGTGCTTGCCGAGAATGAACTGCCGCTTCGTTGCATAAAGCGCGGTCGGCTGACCCTGGTGCTGCTCCGCGACGTGTTGCGGCCGCACGTCAATCAGGTCCGCATCGGGCCAGGTTGTCGTATAGGTCTCGCGGCCCAGACGGTAACTATAGCTGGCATCGCGCGGGATGCGAATCATGCGCTGCGCCACGCCGAAATCGTCTACCAGAAACACCCTCGCCTTCGGCGGCGTGTCGAGATGCAATGCCCTCGTTGGCTTTGCGCCCAACACAACCTCGTCAAATTCCGCCGCGTGGAACTTGCCGACGCCTTCGGGCGTCACGGCGCGGATGGTGAGCGTGGTTTCCTCGCCGCGGTCCCAGAGTTTTGCCGTGCGAATGAACCTCGACCA